GTTTACACCTAGTGAGTTAAGTAGTTTTAAATTACCTGCCTCGTCAGAAATCAACATCACTGAGGCACTCGGATTATCTACTACTAAGAAACTCTGATTTGGAAATGCTCCGATGTGTGGATTAGCTGTGCCCCTTAGTTGAGCATCTCCCACTACAATATCATTGAATGAACAAGTACCATCTCCATCTTCTCGTAAGAATTTAGTAGCTCCTGTTTCTCCTGTTGAAGTAACTGCCGTGCCGTCTACTGCTCCAGCAGGTAAGTTAGTTAATTGCGATCCGTTAATCGCTGGCAACCCGACTGCATCCAACACTACTACATTACCATTCGATGTACCTGTGTTTGCAACTGCTGCTGTACCAAGTCCACTAACATCTGTATTACTAAGTGTGACTGTTCCTGTCCTACCTGCTACCGTTTGAACAGGAGCAAGAGTCATTAGGTTAGTAGCTGTTACCTTTTTAGTAGTAGGTGTACCTGCGACATCGTCAACGATTGCCATTACATCGGCTCCTACTGGAGTCGCTAGGTTATCTAAGTCTGTAAATTTTTTGTTAGCCATGTTTTTAAATTAAGGTTCAAATAATAATATATCATCAGCTTCAGTAACCAAAGGTTCACTTAGTTCTGTAAGTAAAGCTCCATCAATAACAGGAGTTTGAGGTGTGTCAAATCCATACAAAGCACCAAAGATAGGTCTTACATATTGATTAGGTATCGCTGTTATCTCACTAGGTTTATCTAGCTGATCTGTAAAGGTGAGAGACATTAAAGAGAGTCAGCAGTTCCAGTTGCAAAGACGCTGTAAGTACCGTCAGTCCTAGCTGATACATTAGCTCTGATCTTTTCATAGTGTCCGTGATCATCTCTGACCATGATAGCACCGTTAGCTGTTACACCTTCAGAGTGAATAACAAACCAAGAACCACCAATGTACGCCTCAACGTCTACCGTGCCTCCTGTGGTTACTGCGGAAGAAGCGATCACAAAGGTCCAACCCTTAGAACGCTCTACTGAGAACTCACTGCCAGCCCCTGTCGCAACGACAGATGATAGCAAAGTCTTTTTTGAGAGTGTGCGAAGCATAGTATTATATAGTTATATTGTTATTAAGAAGACATATAGACACCAGTACCACCAGATGATCCACCTAGTGTAGGTCTAGAACGCTTAAGCTGTGCTTGTGCTCCTCTAGCTTTCTTCTTCGGTTGCATCTGTGCTACGGTTTTAGCTTCTTTCGCAGGACCTATCGTTGAAGGTGGAGGTGGTGCTGGAGGTTCAGGTGGAGGTGGAATCTTTGGTGCTGACATACACATAGCTAGTCTTTTGTTAAAATGTTTTGTTGTAGTTGATCGTTATAAGTTTGTCTAAGGAATCTAATTACAGATACTTGACCACTCTTAAACCAAACATCTTTTTCTGTGTTCGTCAAGTCAGGACATTTATCAGGATATAATTCTTCTAAGCGTTTAATCATAGCCTTGCTTATCAAAGGCATTAGTTCGTCTTCCATTATTGCGTGTCTCCAGTCCATATATATAGTGGTGTCATTTCTCCTACGTAAGCTCCTGCAATATTAAAGCTAAAGAACTCCATAGCATCGTCCATTGTCATGTCATCTCTTAACATAAGTATTTCTAAGATTCTTTCAATAGAATAAACATACCTACCCATCTCGTAATCTTGACCTATAATAGCTGCATTAAATCCATCAGCTTTTAAAGGTTCGTCTTCTTGTATAGGTGCTATCATTTGTTATAACTCCTATCATCTAGTTCACTAGGTAAACTACCTTTTGTTATTTGATCCTCGGTCCACAGGAAAGCACTGGCATTCCACAGTATAGCACCTGCGTGATCTTCTGAATCATCTCCTTCACTAAGTGCTAACAGATGTCTACTCATACTATCTATTAATCTACTGAGTGGGAATCCGTTGTGCCAGTTGTTGTCTCCGTAGAGTTTTCCTCCTTCTTCAAATCTGAGGGCAAGGGATCGAAGGGCGATTGGAGGAATAAGGCTGAATCGTCCCCGTCCAGTAGCCCCGTCACGCTTCGCACCAGTGGCATAATGTTCTTTCTCTCCAGAGTTTGGTAGTTCTTTGGTGTCCATAGTCTTGTTATTTGTTTTTGTTTCTTATTGTACTCTTGTTTTCTTAATAGTCGTGCCATCCAAGCATTCATTAAAGCATCTTGTTCGTCTTGTCCCTTCTTAGCGTACAGAGCTACAACAGAGTCCCAAGTGTATCCGTGTTCATCCAACCACTTCTTAGCAGTCACAGCTCCTACTCCTTTTGCACCACTGAATCCATCTGTTGAATCTCCCATCAGTGCTTGTAGTAAGTGGAAGTTATCTGCTTCTTCTTCAGTAGGTTCATGGTATTCTTCTCTGTTATAATCATAGAAGATTCCTGGTACACTCTTGAAGTCCTTGTCGATTGATACAATGATACGCTTATCTAATCTATTAGGTCTTTCAGTTGCAAGGATACTTAACACATCATCAGCTTCTACATTAGCCCACAGCTGTGCGTCTAGTTCATTGATCATCCATTCCTTCATAGGTTTTAAGATGATAGGTAATACTGACTTCCTTCTGTTAGACTTGTAATCAGGGAATAGTTTCCTTCTGAAGTTTGCTCGGTCACTCAATGCTAACACTACTTCATCTGCTTTGAGTAGATCTTTGAATTGTTCTATCCTTGCAATGACTCTGTTCTTTGCTACTGCCATGTCTGCGTGTACAGTCCAAAGCTCTTCCTCCCATTGTATATTTTCTTGTGCTATGATTGAAGATTCAAATGCTAATACATCTGCGTCAATTAGTATGGTTGTTTTACTCATAGAATATGCTCCAGTTCTCTTGGTATTTTTTATGTTTTGATTTACTCTCAGGTAGGATATTTAACTTTAACGTTAATCCTTTTATTTCTTTTCTTGGTATTAACCACCAAATCTTCTCAGGCATAACATAGCATCCTACTACATCTATTGTCTCACACATAAAATTATTTTGAGAACAACTGTTAATAGCATAAGTATTTGCACTGGTTCTATGATTTGTTGTTTTGATCTGTACTTTTAAAGTACCTGCTGGACAAGTGACAATGAAGTCCCAAGGCATAGGCGTGGTAGGTATGTGAGGTTCAAAGTCTCGTTCTAAACATTCAGTAGTAAACCTTGACTCTGCTATTGCTCCGATTCGTTGGGTATTGGATGATGGCATCGTATATGTTAGGTCAACTGTATCGTACAATTCTGCAACCTTCAAGTGCCAATCGTAATCTAGTGTGTCTGTGCCCATGACTCTCCTACTTTATACTCACCATCCATAGGACACTTCATCTTTAACTCTCTACCTGCTGCTTTGATTGCTTTGATTGCCAGCTCTCCATATGTATCCACTAACTCAGGTTTAACTTCAGCTTGGAACTCATCGTGTATGTTACCTACGAATGCATACTCTCTTCCGTGTTGCCATCCAATGTCAGTGAGCTTGGTGTGTAGTTTAATTAAAGCTACCTTCATTAGTACAGCACCAGCAGATTGAAGTAACATATTGAGTGCAGCGTGTTCACTTCTTATCGGTAGAATCCTACCGTCTATTCCTGTTAAGCATCCGTTCTGTTCTGCTTTCTCTTTTATCAATTGCTTAAGTATCTTCAACGCAGGTAGGTTAGACAGAAACTTCTTCTTTAATCTACTACCATCTTGTGCTGTACCCTCTACGATTTCACCTATCTTTGCATCCCCTGCTCCGTAAAGGAATCCATAGATGAATGTCTTAGCTTGGTCTCTAGTCTTTAACCCTGCTGCCTTCTGATTAACAGAGTGTATGTCTCCTTCAAGTATAGCTTTAGAGTACTGTCCACCGTCCCAAGTAGACAGGTAGTGTGCAAGCATACGAAGCTCAAGACCACTAGCATCACAACCTACTAGCTTGTATCCCTTCTTAGTTATGAATAATGAACGACACTCCTCACCGTACTCTGCTCTTGTAGCTGGTACTTGTGCTAGGTTAGGTAAGCTGTGTGTACATCTGCCTGTGACTGCTCCGTTAGTGTTGACTCGTCCGTGGATTCTGCCATCCTTAACTAATCTTAGCCATCCATTCTTGCCTTCAGCTAGTTGCCCTAGTCGCTTGACTACTAACAAATACTCCAGCAAAAGCTTCGCTGATGGATGGTTAATTCCTTTCAAAGTAGACTCATCAATCTTCACAGTCTTACCGTCATTCGAAAGAGGTATTTTAAAACCTAAAGCTTCTAGTCTTTCTTTGATTTGCTTACGACTACCAGGATTAAAAGGTATGATCTTCTCTTGAGCACCTAAAGAAACAGCATCTTTAATTAGTGTTTGTTTTAATCCTCTAGTTTTTAACTCCTCCTTCAGCTTCGCTTTTGTAGGTGCGTTGATCAACTCTATAAAGTTGTCGTGTTTAATTTCTAATGACCACCCTTGTGCTTTCTTCATCTTCTCAACGGTAGGTTCAAACATCTCTTGCAACTCATCTTGTAGCTTTGCTCGCACTGCGTTTAACTTCTGCTCCAGTTGTTCAGCTTTATCGATATCAAATGCAAAACCGTGGCTCTCTTGTAACCTGATGATGTAAGCAAACCAGTGTTCAATAGCTAACATCTTCTTACTAGGTTCTAGCTTTGTTAAGTATTCATACAAGGTCTTAGTTACTAGCACATCTCGTTCGCAGTACTTCTTCATCTCTTCGTTGTAACTGTCCCAAGCATCCTCGTTCTCACCGTAAGTAAGCTTTAACATCTTGCCCATCCTGTGACCCCAAGATTTTAAACTATGACTACCTACCATTGCAGGGTCAAAGTCCTTACGCTTAAAGTCATCCTCTCTTAGGTCAGGATGTAAACATCTACTCATAACAAGAGAGTCTTGTACTTGGACCAAGGGAGGATGGAAGTCATACAACTTAGCTAACGCTGGTAGGTCAAAGCCTATGATGTTATGTCCTATGATCTTGTCAGCTTTGCTTAACATCTTTAGTCCTTCCTTTATCCCATCTCCTTCAAAGGTAATCATCTTACTGGCGATAGGATCATAGACGGATATGCAATGGCAGACCTTGAGGTCACTCAGATTAGTGAAGTCCTCAATGCTATTAGTTTCTATATCAAAGAATAGTATTTTCATATTTATTAAAACGGACTTGGTCCGCTGTTGGTTGTTATTGTTTTGTCTTTGAATACATCCTCACTCTCTGTGTACCTACCGCTATCTGCATTGTAAAATAATGTAGACGCAAGCCCAGTCTCACCTGAGAATCTATTCTTTAAGACTCTTACTTTTGTTTCGTTGTTGTTTTCTTTTTGTTGGTTTCTCTCTAGTCCTATGACCATATCACTTAGTTGTGGTATTGAATGACTACCTCTCAGGTCTGCAAGTCTAGTTACTCCTCCCTCTTCATGTCCTCCACCATTCGGTGGTCTTCTAAGGTGAGATACAAGTACCATTCCACATCCAGTCTCCTGTACTAAGCTTCGTAGTTGTGTCATCGTATTATCAATTAACCGTCGTTCATCATCTCCTTGAATACCACTAACCACAATAGATAGATGGTCAAGGAATATCCACTTACATCCTAATCCTTTACACAGGTATCGTATCTTACTTAACAAGTTATCACTCTCCGTACTTCCGAAATGGTCATAGGTATAGAAGTTCTTGCTACCCATAGTCTCATCGAATGCTTTGCGTAACTCCTCCTCCTTCAGATCATTCTCAAGGTGTAGTGGTTTGTTAAGATGAATGCCCATGATACCAAGTGCGGTCCTTCTTACTGATTCTTCCAGTGCTATATAACCTACAATTTCTCCTAGACCTAAGAGGTGGTGACAGACTTCGCGACAGAACAAGGACTTCCCAATCCCTGAACCAGCACAAAGTGTCACCAACTCTCCTCGTCTTATACCGTGTGTCATATCATTCAAAGAAGCATACGGATAAGGTTGTGACTCAGAAGTATCCTCCTTTATTACAGCCTCCCATATATCTTCTCCTCCCACTATCCCATCAGGTCTGTATTCCCTCGCTTGCCATAAGCAATTCACCAACTCCTCGCTACGCTTTGCCACTAACATATCATTAGCATCCTTTAGTGGCAGTTCTGCAATGTGTGCTTTACCAGGAGTCAGTAGGGCTGCACATTTCGCAGCTCCATCTCTTCCTGGGTCATCGTTATCAAAGCAGAAGATTACTTTCTCAAAGCTTTCTAACCAATCAATCGCTTGACTGACATACTTCTTTGCTCCACCTGCTCCGTTAGGTACACTCACTACAGCCCACTTGTTTCCGAAAGCTTGACTGACACTTAACGCATCAATCTCCCCTTCACACACTACTACTCTTCTTCCACCACTACTCCAAAGGTGCTGTCCGTATAAGCCATACAGCTCTCCTTTGATAGAAAAAGTTTTGTTTGCGAATCGTAGTTTCTGTGCTACAAGTGCTCCGTTTCTACTCTTGTAGTTAGCTATGTGTACAGGTTCTCCGTTGTGAGTTCCTATGTGATACCCCCACTTCTGACAAGTCTCTTTAGTTAAACTTCTTCTAGCTACTTCTTGTGGTTTTCCTTGTATAAATGATGTATCGTTGTTGGTTGTTGGTAGTGTCATAGTTTGTTGCTTGCCTCTACTGTATGTATCACAGCTGAAACACATTGTGCTTCCGTCTGCGTTGACTCCGACAGCGTCACTCGATCCACACTTTGAACACTGCTGGTGCGTTCTAGTGAAAGCCATGATTTTGGTACTTGTTTATGTGCATATAATATTCCTTTCTTTTCACACCACATTGCATAGGTAGTCTTACTTCCCTTGCGTATCTTGTTATGTGCGTTCTGAAATAACAACCTAATGTCTAAGTCAGGATGTTGTTCCTTGATTAACAAATGCTTGGACCTATCCTCCGTGACCCATCTCCCCTTGGTTTCAATAATGATTCCGTTAGGGAGGATGAAGTCAGGAGTGTAAGTACTAAGTCGCTTATATTCAATGACTAACGATTCGTATGAGTAGTCAATGCCACAGCGTCTTAGTTGTGAAGCAATTCTCTCTTCAAATCCAGACCTAAAAGTCTGCTTTGATAACGTCTTCTTCTTCTTCGGCATCGAGGGCTTGGTCCAGGGTTTCACCTCCGTTCACATATCCTCCTTCAACCTCAGTAAAACCAAAGGATTCTGCTGCTTGACTGGATAGTTCTCCGTCTGCCAACTCGATCACTTGAACACCTAATAATTCCAGTGTTATACCTACCCCTAACAAAGGAGCGAACCAAGTTTTAGGGCGTACGCTTAAACGTATCTTTGATCCACCTCTAATAATTACTTCTCTGTCCCAAGGGTTACCTCTAGAATCAAACAAGCCTAATGATCTAGTGTAATCAGTACCATCCTTACGCACACCGTTTACTGGTTTCAACTTAGCTTTCAATACATAAGTATCTCCTTCTAATTGAATGGGTAAGCCATATGTCTTTACCTTTTTACCAGTCTCTTCTGATTGTTCCTTTTGTTTGTTATCAAGAATAGGTTGTACTTTTTTAATAATAGATTCACCTTCTTGTTTCGTTAGTATTATATTACAGCTATACTCTCCTTCAGGTACAAACTTTGTACTCGGAGTGTTAACCCAAGGGTACTGTGCAGTACCTACAGCTGTCGTTATTGCTTCTTCTCTCTTTCTCGATTTTATCGCCATTGTTTTTCTGTGTTTTGTTTATTATGAAAATATATACTGGCAGTCGTTTAGTGCCGACACATCTAGTGTGCCAAGTTCTGGGCTGTCTTCCAGTGTACATCCTCGCTGTGCTTCAATCTCATCCTTAAACTTGTTGATCAGATCGTCGCTAAAATGTTCCGTGTAAATCTCTTTTAATTGTTTGTGCATCTTCAATGCGTTCGGGCTTTGTGTTGCAAAGCTGTCATGTATAGATGCTAAAGAATAATCACTTACGCAAGCTAATTCCATCATCACACTTGCGTCTAAGCTGTGTATAAAGTTAGGTACAATAGCACGTGCCATCCTTCTACTGCTTATTCCTTTTTGTCTGCTGTTAAAAGCAAGAATAGTATTTTGCATATTCAAGATGCTGTGTACTTTAATAATCGTTTGGTCATACAAAGCTTGTACAATTTCTAAACCAAAAGGTGTAGTCCACTTCAAAGGTTTATCTGTTTTTGCTATTGTTTTAAACCACTTCATTAATTCTAAGTGAGGTACAATAAGAGCGTTAGCTTGATCGTTTATTAACGAAGCAAGATAGATCATAGCGTCGTTGTAATCCTCCTTACTAAACGGACTACCTAACCCCTCATTTAACCGTTTAATAACAGCGTCCTCCAGTGCATCCTTACTAGTATATCCATTCATACCAAAAGGTTTACACATAACTATCTTCTTCGTAAAACTACGATCTATTCCAAACTTTAACCAGTCACCTGCTAAACTGTTCTTACTTTTGTCTTTCATTAATCTAGCGTACACACGATCTGCAACTTCTTGATATATATCCTGTGGTTTTTGGTCAGGTAAAAGATTAACAAAGTGACCAGAGTCTTCATCTCTAGATAGCAAGCTTAGGATTTGAATAGCGTTACAACTAGCGTCCATATGACAAGGTAACTTAGTTTTAAATCCCCATCCGTGCTCTTTAAACTCTGCAAATTCAAAACAAAAGTGTATGAAAGCCCAAGGATCACTCGCATCTTTCCACCATGTACACTCTAACGGATCATTTGCACATTCAAGTATTAAATCCTTCTTCTTATCCACCCAGTCCAAGCGTTTAACAAAGCTTCCCTTTACTCCAAATACATTAGCTCCGTGAACACGTAACCAGTGGCTGTCTTCTTCGTTGTTAATCGCTACACCTTCAGCAAATTGCAACACACTCCTTCCAAAGTCACAGGATTGTGGGTTAACATAACTAGGTATTGCATACACTCTCCCTCTGTAATCCATTTGATAAGGAAAGTAGAACTTATCCATCTCAGAATAGCGTTTTGCTACGTTCAATATCTTTAAACATCTCATACGCTGTCCGTTACTGCGTAAGTTAAATTCATAGATGTCTTTTTGTTTACGCTTCCATTCAGTGAATGCTTCTGGGTCAGTCTCTGCTAAGTTAGGTACAATATCAAGCGGTTCTAACAACTCGCTTTTCTCCATCGAACCTATTGACATATCCTTAGACCAAGCCCAGTTCATAAGGTTTAACATCTTAGGATTAATCTTCCAAGCTACTCGTTGCAAACGGTTAAGTGGTTTGTAAGCTACAGATAAGTCACGATGTTTTATTCCGTCGTTGTTCTTGATCTTCATGATAGGTAAAGTAGGAAGTCCATCAGAATTGTATCCCCCTCCGTAGTTATCTATCCAATCAACAGGTGGTTTTGGTGTAGCTAAATAGAACGGACGAATGACTTCACAATTCTCATCGTATTTGTTAATCCATGCGTACAAGTCCTTGTTAGGAGCTATCACTTTACGTTTTATATTATTGTATGTATGCTTAACTTTAACGTGAAATAAATTAGTTTGCATACGTATCAATTCAATCAACCAAGAACCCAGCATTATCTTGTTCCGTTGACTCCACAATTCAAACCTTTTGTACCTTCCTTGTTTGTGATACTTTCTTTCTTTATCCCAAAATTTATTAACAAATCTATTCCTTGTAAGTACGTCCTTTTGATCTCGCTTTAGTAACAACCAATCACTCTCAGTCACGTACTCTTTAAAGTAACGAACACGTACTTCATCTTCCAAAGCTTTAGCCACTTGAAAGGATGCTTCAGAGATGTAAGGTTCACTAGGTAGAATATCAAACAATACCTTGATTCCTAAGAAAGCTACTAAACTAGGTTCTAAATCCCATATAAAAGGTAACCAAACAGGTACTGGTGAGTTAGGTCTTAAGTTATCTTCAAAGAATTTATTTACTGCTTGTTCAATCGGAACGTGTACTTCTCTGCCTAACTTTTTATAAGCAGGTAATTCAGAGTTATATCCTTGTGCTTTATATATTTCTTGAGCTTTTCTATACCTAGCTTTACCCCATTGAATCATGTTTTCCTCAATCTTTTTTTCTTCTTTCATCATTTAAATGGTTCTCAATTAAAGATTTTTTATACATAGCTTCTCTAAGTATCAACTCACGATAATCTTTAGGACGGATACGCTTGATGTCTGTTCTTATAACCTTACCGTTCTTATCGTAACCTAATTGTGTGTTGTTCCAAAAGTTTTCTAATGCTTGTTTAATCTTATCGCTAAAATCAACAGATATTAATTCGTTAAAGTCGTAATCTTCAAGATTCATCGCAGTCATCTTCTTCGTCGCTGTCACACGTACAAAGATAATCTTCGTCATCCATCCAACTCATTGAACACTCTGTGCAACTAATAATGTTAACTTGATAAGGACAATCGTCGGGTCTGAATCCAGTCCCTTTTTTTATCCAGTTATTTTCCATCGTTATATTCCTCAAGTAAATGCTGTAAAGATATGTACAGGTCAAAGTATTTATGGTTGGGATCAAGCACACCTTTAAAGTGCTCGGTCATAATGTAATGCATGGTTTCTTCTATCATATTTCTATTCACTTTCATTTAGTTTGTTGTATTGGTTCAAAGCATCTGAATAGTTTTCGTATTCGTATCCATCAATGTATTCATCTGTTTCTTCAAAGGTTTGACGGACATCTACTCCACTATATATTTCTTCTTCTATCATATTGGTCTCTCTTCCTTTTCTATCTCTCCATCTTTATCATAACCATAACCTAATTCTTCCATGATCCAAGCCATGCCCAGTTTGACATCATCGTTATGGTATTCCTTGTCTGTAGCTTGTTCATTCCATTCATGTATTGCTTCCCATACTACCTCTAAGGATTGTTTAATACTAAAGTTTGTAGGTTTACCATTCCACATTTTATTATTTGCTTTCTTTTTAGGTGTTATTTCTATTTTCATTTTTTCTATTGGTTGTTTGGTTGATTGTCGTATAGCTCCTTCAATGGTACTATAGCCTTGGTCAAATGAACAATGCGGAGTCAAGGACGAGAGGCAAGACAAACAAATGTCCCCCTCTCTGTCCATGCCTCGCAAGGTCATTCCACATTGATTACATCTTTTATCTTCGTTGATCACTCTTTATACAAAAGACTAATGCCAAATAAGAAAATCAATGTAAACATTAATAACATTTCAATGCTCATTGCTTTATTAGTTCCCTAGCGTGTGTAAATTTCATGCCTAACATCTTAGCAAGGGTAAAGCCTGTTTTGCTCGCTTCCTCTGCACTTCGTGCCTCTACCTCGCTAATCGCTCGTTGTTTAACAATGCCACTAGGTAAGGTATGATCTGCAAATAGTTGGTAGTTCTTTAATGGCTTTCTGTGTTTCTTTCTTATTTTCATATTAGTTGGCTTCCTGTTCGTCTTGTTCGTATCCTTTTTCTACTTCCATGTTATCACACCATGCACGGCTTATTTCTTCATCATCCCATGCGTCTTGTTCTGCTCTGTTGATAGCATCATCCATGCAGTCAGCGTTAACATAAAAGGTTCGATAGGTGGTACTCTTTAGTTCTATTTCGTATTGTTTACTCATTTGGTTTTATTGGTTTAATTTTTTAAGTTCTTTTAGAACCGATTTATATTGCTCGATCTTTTCTTCGTGGCTACTAGCACGCCCAGTAAACAGGTGTGGCAGGTCTTTTAAGTGCCATTGTATATAAACCTCTTTATAATCGCTTACAATTCTGTATACAAAGGCTTGTTCGTCTATATATTCTGTAACGCTCATAAGGAACAGATAAAGATTAAAGTAGCCCATGTGGCAAGTACAATTACTGGCGATATAAGCCAGATGACAACTTGTTCTTTTTTGCTTGGTTTTAGGGAGTCAAACATATCTTCTATGTCGGAATGATTGATTGGTTTTTTCATATGTTAATCGTTTATTATTGGTTAAATTGTCTTATAGGAATTTCTTAATATTTCAATACCCTCAATAAAAGCCCATAGCTGATCATATAACTCTCTTTTGGTTTTAGCCGATATATGTCTACGGCTTCCCCTATCGGTTGCCATGTAATAATGATTCTGAGTTTTATACCAGTCAAAAGTTTTTTGATGTATTAATTCATTTATTCTTTTAATAGCAGAATCTAAATCTTGGTTTGTTATTCTATTTGTCATATTATTATTGGTTATTAGTTATTAATTACTTATTGCTTGTTCTATTGCTCGTTTCTTCTTTGAGCCGTGAGGATTAATCCATATGGACTTTGCACCAATACGATTACCTTTGCATAACTGGCATTGATCGCACGATAAGCCTTTACTATCAGCAAGGCATTCAATGGTGTTTTCGGGTTGCTCTGGGCTAACATGGAAATATCTAAGATTCTTTTCCTTTGCTCGTCTTACGCTATCGTTAGTCTCAGTCGATGCCATGAAATACTTTCCGTAAGCTGTCGCTCTTTCTTTAGACATTTCTTTCCAGTCGTGGAAATATCCAGTCCAGCCGTCGCAAGCTTCAGTGATCATTTTAACAATAGAAAGAGGAATTAATGACGGATTGCCATATGCTCCAAATCTAACCTTGCGTCCATTAAATACGCTATCATACAAGAATGGATCAAGTTTAGGATACTTATTTGCTTTGTAAGCTTTCCATATTGAATTTGGAGCTTGTCCCACATTAACATAGCAACCATTACCGCTTGCAAACTTGCAACCCGTACAAATGGTAGATGCATCGAGACCGCTTTTTACGCCATCTACTGGGCTATGATCAGCTAACAGAATCCACAATTGAATCATATTGCCTGTCTTACGGTTAGAAGTTTTAAGGGTAGCAATTACAGCGTATTTAGAGCCGTTCTTTGTGCCTTCGTGAATTATAAATCCGTTTGGTTTCATAATGTTTTATTATTTAGTTATTGGTTGTTTGTAAGTTTATTCTTACACCCAAAAACCCCACCACTTTCGTGGCAGGGCTAAGGTATTAATACGAACGCTTACGAACGATTACGCATGATCTGGTCTACGCTCATGAACTGCTCAGGGTCACAATCCCCTTCCTCCGGGCGGTTACACTCATTCGGCTCTGTTTCAAGCTCTGTTTTTAAGGCAACCAAGCTCAGGAACAATTTTGCGTTTAAATCCATGGTTTCTAGTAGTATATTGGTCCATTTATTATTTTTCATGTTTATATTATTTATTGGTTAGTATTGAGAAAGAACTGCCTACATTAAGCAAACTTGATGCCAACTTTTTTCTAGTAGTAAATAGCATGGAATAGTAATAAAATGTTACGAAATTACACGCTATTTGTCACTCAGTAGGAAAAAACTACCTAGCAGAATTTACCTAGTAGGAAAAAATTACCTTGTCTCAATAAGGTCTCAATAACTGTATTGATCAAAAAAAATAAACGAAAAAGGAAATACAAATTTACAAGTAGTCTCAACAAGGTCTCAATAACGAAAAATAACCAATGAATTGACCTTAATTATCGCACAATATGGATTATGTCTAATCATAACTACTTGATTACCAAGAACTTAACGCTTTAACAACACTACCCACCCCCCATAAGAGCTTTTGCTAGGGGTCATAGGGGTAACGAGCAGTTACTAAGCGATATATACCCCCTCAGATTTTTTCAACTAAAATTAAAATCTAATGATTGTAAACTAACATTCCTCTTCTTCTTCGTCTTCTTCGTCCCATTCCATTTCTATAACACTCATAGCTAATAGGTCATATTTAATGAACTCCAGGACACCTATGATTGTTTGGTCATTCAAATCGAACTCCTCTTTATAGCGATTTATTAAGTTACATAAGTCGTTGGTTAACAAGTCTGTCTGAGTATCTATGTCCATATCTTGAAATTTTAGGCTTTACAAATCTGAAAACTGATTATAATGTTTTATTAGGAACTCCTTGAGGAGTGATTTTAAAACCATAAGGTCTTACAAGAATAATAGCGACTTAAACTAAAGAAGTCGATACTTCGTTCTTCTCCTTCTTAGATCATTACGACAATAAGACTATGTCCTTTAATAAGAAAAATCTTTTTAAGGATAGGTGTGTCTAAAGACCTAGAAATAGTTATAAGAGCTTTTAAAAGGAGGGAGGGTCTTCGTCAGGGTCGACCCTCTTATTATAGGTACTTTATATTTATGTATTTAAACTAACTACCGAAGCACCTATATTAATCACTAAAGAACTAAAGATTTGTTATAAGAAGGAGTAGCGATAGCTACGACCAGAGCATAGCCCTAGGACCTTTAACACTTCTCTTATGAAAGGAATCAGTAAAGGATGTTAACTCTTTATCAAGTAGTTCCTGTTTCCTAAAGTTAATGTTATTATCAACATCCTGATTCATTTGTTCTACCCAATAGTTAACAGCAATAGAAAGAGCATCTAATCTATCATCGTGATTAAGAGAGCCTTTATCTTTTGTTATACGACTAAGTTGATAGAATAACATATACTTAGCTTGATGTTCTATAGGATACCCTTGAGCACTCTTATAGTCATGTTGAATAACAGAAGGATCAATAATAAGTTTATGTTGATTAAGAACAGGTTCAAGGACATCAATGATTCTAAGTTCCTTTTGTTTAGAGTGTCTAACTTCTTCTATAGTTACTGGATAGGAAGTCATAAACAAAGGTTTAAGAAGTTCCATGAACATACCATCACCAAAGTTAGACTCTATAATGATCTTGTTAACTTTGTTAGTCTTAGCTATGTATACTAGTTGTTTAAGTGTTTGATCATCGTAACCACCTCTTAGACCACCAGCTTCAGGAACAAAGAGTTGACCGTTAAGCATCTTAACTACAGCGTACCCTGTTTCATCTTTACCTCTACCACTAGGGTCAATAGACAGAACAGACCCAGTATACTCTACCATATCACCTAAAGTCTTAGAAGGTCTGTGATATCTATCACCACCTAGACCTACATTAGGAAGGTCTTTATTTTCGTTATCAGGATCACTAGACCATATAATCTTTTCAGGAGCTAAGTCACAATCAACATCTGTTATAACAAGATCGTTAATCTTTAGAGGGTATCTATCAGCGTCAGACAACCTAGGATTAAGCATGAACTGCAAAGCATACCCTGTACGCCCATAAGACAGCTTACGCTCTTCTAGGTCCAAGTCAGAGAATCTAGAAGGTTCTGTAGTACTTCCTACTGTATCTTCTGATATCTTATCTGTTATAAAGGGAGCTATGTCGTTATCATAGTTTTTAAGTACTAAGTCTTCACTAGGGTACTCAGAGGTCCATATACGAGCGTCATAGCCTCTCTCACGCAGTTTGTTATAAATAGAGTCCTCGCATTGGGGTGTACCTAGAAAGAGAATCCTAGAGGTGTCTAAGGGCTTTATAATAGCTTCAAACTCTTTTACTTGTTCATCTAGCTTGTCACGCATCCCTTGAGTAGCAGAGTTGTTAGGTACTTCTATATCGTCAGCAATGATGATGTCAGCACGAGAACCTGTTAACTGAGAGGATATACCTAGGGACTTAACGGAAGGTGCGTGAGCAGCAGGTGCAGGTCCTACATCAAAAGCTATCTTAGAGAACCTTTGATCGTTCTTAGGTATGAGTCCTTGTAAGACAGGAATGTCGTGTATGATCTTCAAGGTAAAGGTGGAGAAGTCATCAGCACGGTTCTTAGAAGCAGATACAACTAGTATGTTCTTAGTGGGGTCTAGTAGTAGTTGATGCACTGCATAGGCAGAACATATCCAGGACTTACCTACTCCACGGAACGCCATGATAACAGATCGTTTAGGACCGTGTTGCATGAAGTCAGCTATATCGTATTGTAAAGCTGTAGGATCAGGTAGGTTCAAGTGTTTCCAAACTACATATAAGAAGTTACGGAAGTCCTTGAGTTGTTTAAGCTTTTCAATACTCATGCTTCAACTCTCTCTCTCTTCGGTGTTATAACTGTAATTACTTAATCTTTTCTATAGGGCTCTCTTCAAAAGGTAAGACTTCTCCTAGTAGATCATTAAGTGGAGTATCTTTACCACTCATAAGAACTACATCGTTATCTTTGAGTAGTTGTCTAGCACAGTTAAGAAGGGAAGGATTATATTCCTCAGTGACGTGCATTAGCTTGATACCCTTCTTTAAAGTATCTGTTAATAGAACTTGTAACTCACCTAATTCTTCTTGTGTTTTCATATTGTTAACACTTCCACCTTCTAAGGGCTAAAGCTTTTCTAGTGGGTCTACCTTTACTATCTTTCATTGGTCCTTTGTTACCACTCATACGAGCACAGAAGCTACGCTTTCTAGGACCACCACCAGGCTGAGGGGCTTTTAAGTTAGAACCTGTAGCCTTGTTATACTTAGCCCTGCCCTTTGCGGTGAGACCACCCTTACGAGACTTCTCACCTCTACCTAGAGATAGTGATACTCCTTTACGCTTCATTTCTTCTTCTTTTTCTTTATAGAAAGTTTACGCTTACAACCGCACTTACATTTCATCTTTATTTCTTCTTTTTCTTAATCGACATACCTCTACGCTTTAATGTGATGATGTCAGCTTGTGTAATCTTTTTCTTATCTCCTGCAACTGCTGCAAGTTTCTTCTGTTTAGGTGTGTATTTTCCGTATGGCATATTATTTATCCTTCCTTATTTTAAGTGATACTCTGGCTGCTGGTGTATTACTAACAAATTGTTTACCTTTTGCTCCTGCTGCTT